CCTTTTGAATAAACGCGCTAATAGGTAAGCGATAAAATATTGCACCGTTTTCCATAATAGCATGCCATAGTATGCTCCTTCCAGTAAGAGCTGATATGCCGAAGACAATACAGTCCTCAACTTCTCCATGATGTTTTTGTAAGTCATATAAATATTCTCTTTTTATTTGTGCGTAGATGGGTGGTATGTTTGCATTTAAATAAGCCATAATTTATTATCATCCTATTTCCACCAAAAAATAATGGTTTTTCTATCTTTATTCAATACTTTTTTTACCCCATGATAAACAGTCTGGCCGTTAAAAAAAGTCAACATTCCTTTTTCTGGTTTTATACTTATGCCATTTTTTGTTATAAATTGTCCACCATCAAAATTGTCATTGAGGTAAATTAGACTATTATATACAATGTGTTCTCTACCCCCCTGATTATGCACATGTAGTTGTGCGTATGAATTTACATGGTGATTTTGTATTTCAGCCTGGTCAACAACTAATTTTAAATTAAATCTTTTGTTTATATATTGAGTAACTTTTTCAACTACAGGATCAGTAGTTATATCAACAACTCTTTCTGACCAAGGTAGAGAATAGTCCACGTATCCTATGTCACGTATTTTTTTAAAATATTCATCACATTTTTTTTCTGATAAAAAATTTTTTAAAATATATATTTCATCGGTTTTAGAAACAATTTTATCCAACAATTTTACCCCAGTTAGGACCAGATTCATAATCTACTTTATTAGGTATTTTTAAATCGACTGCATTTTCCATTATGTCTTTTATTTTAGCGGCCTCTAATTCATTAATTACTGATATATCTAATTCATCATGAACCTGTATGTGTGGGGTAATACCCTCTTTGTGTAATTCTAACATAGCTTTTTTTGTCATGTCAGCTGCAGAACCTTGTATTAATTTATTTAATGCTTTGTATGTAAATGCTCTACGCGTAGGATTATTGTGCCAATAATTTTTCTTTGGATTACCATCTTTATCTTTTATTATTTCATCTTCTTCATCTTTTAAATATGGCCCCATTTCTTGTAAATCTCTCATGCGTTCTTCATCTTCAGCTGGTATGTATTTACCCCAGTCAGCACCCCGTAATATAGGTTCGTATTTAGGAAATCTACAACGTCTGCCTAATAAAGTTTTTATTTGACCTTTTTTAGCAGCAGCTTTCATAACTTCATTCATTAATTGTTTTACAAATGGAACTCTAGAATGATATTTATCAAATAATTCTTCAGCTTTAAATTTTGATACTCCTAACTCTGCCTGTAGTTTAGCTTTACCCATTCCATAAAAAAGACCTAAATTAATTACCTTTGCTTGTGAACGAGGTATTTCTGCCATCTCTGCTACAATTTTGTGAAAGTCGGTTGACGAATCAGTATCATATGAATCTGCTATTGTATTTACAGATGGTAAACCATAACGCAAAGCATAGTGTGCAACAAGTCTTGGTTCTTGTTGCGAGTAATCAAAGCAACCCCACTGACAACCTTCCTCTGGTATAAATAAACTTCTTATCATCGGACCTAAAACTTTATCTCTTGCTGGTATTTGTTGTAAGTTTGGATTGTTGTAAGAGAAACGTCCAGTAATTGTACCACCATCATCAGATCTAATTTGATTTATTTCTGCATAAATTCTACCCTTATGTTCATGTTTTAAAATTGTATCTATAAACGTCGTGTTTACTTTATTAATTTTTCTTGCCTCTGCTATCTTTTGTATGATAGGATGTTCATGATTAGAAAGGAAATTTTTTGTAAATGAAGGTTCACCAGATTTCGCAGTCCGTTCGTAAGATAGTTTTAATTTTTGAAAAACTTTTTCAATTGATCTTGCTGCCCATATTTGAACTTCTTCTCCTGTTTCTTTTTGAACTTGTTGCAATAATAGGTGCTCTTGTCCTATTAATTCCTTACGCAACTCGTAAGCTCGTTGAGTATCTACGCGAACGCCTAAAAAACGCATGTCCACAAGACAAGGAAAAAGATCCGTTTCTAGATTAAATATATCTTCTAAATCATTTTCTACTAATAATTTTTTTACATGTTGCCAAAGTTTAAAAGTTAGTTGAGCATCTTTCTCTGCATATGCTCCAACTTCCTGCGCAGGTAATCTCCACATGTCTGCTTTAGGATCTAATCCTCTTGCTTTAGCTGCTTCATATAATGCTCTTTCATTTTTACCTTCACTTAAAAAGTGCCATGATAAAGTATTAAGTGTATATGAAAATCTATTTTCATCTAACAGCGAACATGCAATCATTGTGTCTACTATTAAACCATTGATATTTAATCCTAAACTACGTATCCAACAAACATCATACATAGCATTATGAAATATTTTTGTAGCTGGACACTCTAAAATATCTTTAAACCACTCTAATGTTTTTTTTCTATTTGAGTTTGGCCCCTCTGCATGAGCTATTGGAAAATACCATTGATCATTATAAGTGGCCACTGATATGCCTACTATCTCACCATTACCAATAACAGCACCAGATCCTTTTGATTTTAAATCTGGATCTCTTGTCTCTAAATCTATTGCAATCTCATCATAAGATCGTAGATCTGGATATTCTGTAGGTTGAACCCACTCTGTAGGGGGTAATATCATTATTTATCTTTATAAGTAAAAAAGTTTGCCATAACATATCTTCTTTCTGCATCTGTATTAAATTGAAGAGACATGTGATATATTTTAGAATCAAAAATTATAGCTCTATTTTCTTTAAAACCAACATGTCTATTTAATACCATTGAACCATCTTCTTTTTTTTCAAAAAAACCTGTCCCACTATTTACAATCTCTTCTCCTTTTAAATAAACTAAACAATTTACATCACAATTCCAATCAGCGTGAGGAGTCATTTTTTTATGTTTTGTACTTAAAAAATAAGTGTGTTCTTTACCTTGTAACTTAAAATTAAAATTTTTATGTAAAAAATTAAACACTTCTTTTACAGCAAAATGATCAGGGCCTAATTGCACAGTAAAATATATTTTTTGATATGGATTATCTGCTAGTTTATCATTTGGATTAATAATAGCAGATCTATTTATAAATTGTAATCTAGACATATCTTTTATTACTTTATCGTAAACTTCTTCACTAAAAAAATTATCTTTAACAATTATATAATCTTTAATTTTATCTATCATTTATTTTTTTTATCCTTTATGTTTTTTAATTCTAACTGACAGTAATGTATTATTTTTTTAATATCTTCTGCGCCTCCCTTACGCTGATACCTGCAAACGTATTTTATAACGTTCCCCTGGAAAAACGATAGGTCGTTTTTAGAAATAAACTCGTAAGGTTGAATAGGAAATTTTGTGTAATGATTTCCACCGACTTGGGTGTATTGAGGAAACACTTCATCGAATATATCTTTGCTTGTCATAATTGATACTCCTTTAATTTCTTTTTTGCTCTTAATTTGTATAGATTATTTCGCGCTCGAGTGATTCCAACATACCACACTCTATGCTCTTCATCTTGTTTGTCAACACTTAATCTAATTCCTCGTTGAATTTTATTGCCTTGATGCAATGATAAAATTACATTGTCTTCTTCTCCACCTTTTGCTGCGTGAATTGTAGACAACCATATACGTGCTTTTTCTTTTAAGTTTTCACCTGAAGCTATCAACGACCTTAAATATAATATTTCTTTTGGATCTGCAGAGAATATGTCATACCAATTTTTTTTATCATTCCATTTACCGTTAGGTATATAATCTTTAATTGCACTAATTTCTTTTTCATCTAATGATCCCTCCTTTGTCCATTTTGTATATGCAATGGCAGCTTCATACATACCTACCCTAAAACTTTTACCTTTGTTACTTTGATAATAAAAATTTTTACGTTTTAAATCTTTCATGATTTCTAATAGATTACTTTTAGTTCTTGTAAGTATTAGCCATTTTCCTTTTGTAAGATCAACCTGATGAAGATCGGATATGTAATGTGATTCACCTTCATAATGTCTAGGTTTATAAAATTTTTTCTTTCTTGCTCCTTCTATTCTCATGAGCGGGTTTTTTGATTCTGCTTGCACAGACATTGATATACGTTTTGATTGTCTTAATATTCTTTCTTTTCCAGGTTCGTT